AATATTCGTAACACCAAATGTGTCGGTGTAGTTGACACCACCTTTGTATGCTACAGTCATGGCCAAAGTGAGTAACCCCATTTTGTCTTCAAGGCGTTCGATTAACTCAACGTCTTTCATATTGTAGTCGATATACTTTTGAAAATCATCTTTGTAAAGATTTTTCAAAGAACCCGATTCTTCATATGAAAGTTTTTGATCACCAAGCACAACATAAGCAATATGATCAAGTTTATAAGATTCTTGTGGGCCATACGAATAACCAAACTTTTGAAAGAGTTCCATATAGTCAAGTTGTTCGATACCTTTAATATCATAAGCGTCTTCGGTACGACCACGGCGAGTAATTTCACGATGTTCAACCATTCGCCAAGGTGAGAAGTGTTTGATTTGTTCTACACCAAGAATTTTTGCTGTGCGATTAATAAGATATGGAACATCAAAGAAACGAATATTCCAACCTGTAATTACGTCAGGTGTTTTATCAGGATCGGACCAGAAGTCGATAAATTTAGAAAGGAGTGAGGCTTCATCGCGACAGCGATAATAACGAACAGGTTGAATTAAAGATTTTTTCGTATCGAAATCGCCATAACCCCAGACATGGTATATCTTAGATTTGCTTGATTTGTAAGTAATTGAAAGAATGCGTTGGCCTGCTTCACGTGGATGTGGAAAGCCATCATCATATTCTGTTTCAATATCAAAGGTACCAACGTCGATACATTCACGCTTAAAATTAATATCACGTGGAAAGCGTTGAGTAATGTATTGATGGATATAATTACGGTTGCCATAGATCTTACGACCAGCAACATCTTTATTTGCTTCAAGCCAATATTTAGCTTCTCTCATATTGGGTTGTTCAATCGGTGCAATTGGCGCACCATCTAAACCAGACCATTCAGTAGAAGTTTTTGTTTCAGTATAGAAAACTGGTTTAAATTCTGTATCTTTACGATAGATACGTTTGCCGTGTTGGTTATAACCGCGGTAAAGCATTGAGTTGCCATAGCGACAAACATTAGTATAAAAAGACGACATATTACCTCCAAATTCATATATAATTATATCACAATTGGAGTTATTTGTAAACCACTATTTTCCAACTTCCATCATAATTTTCGCATAAAGCAGTACAATGTTTTACCCAATCACCGGTGTTCATGTAGACATCATCAATTTTTGGATGGTGTGTATGACCACATATTACAGCGTCATATTTGCTATTTGATTTAATAAATTTTTTAAGTACTTTTTCTACTCGAGTCAGCCTTGCCGCTCGTTTAATATCATGACCTGTTTCTTCCGAAATTTCAACCCAATCAGTAAAGTGTGCTAAAAAGTTTATAATTTTTTTAGGGACTTTCATCCAAAAATCATACTTGTCTCCATGAACTACAAATATGCGTCTTCCATTACTATCAACATAAGTGTCGTGCTCTACAATCCTAATGTTAGAAAACGAAAAATCATATCTAAAAAACGGTCTAACAAATGAGTCGTGATTTCCTGGAATGTAGGTGATATTAGTGGTCTCAGACATTTTTAGTATCTTGCGGAGAATTTCTGTTTGTGTAATTGTCCAGTAGTGTTTACGTGATAGTGCCCATCCATCGATAATGTCACCAACCAGATACAAGTTATCGCACTTAATTTCTTTTAAAAATTTTAATATCTTTTTTTCTTTACACTTTTTTGTGCCAAGATGAAGATCGGATATAAAAATCGTTTTATACTGCAAAGCTTTCTCTACAACAAAATGAATCAAAGTGACTTAGAATTTAGTGGTTTACACTGATATTCAACGGTATCCCATGGACCGTCTGCTGGAACTTCTACATATTTTACGAGCATGGTTTCGCATTGAAGTTTTGTTTCAAACCATTGTATGTCTTGATCTATACAGGTACTACCCGCGCACACTGTTAATAATATATGCCAAATTATTTCCATTATACTGCAAAACTTTCTCCACACCCGCATGAGGCTGTAGCGTTAGGGTTTATTATTTTTAAATAAGATCCACCAAGCTCATTAACGTAATCAATTGTACATCCGACAACAAACATTTCAGCCATTGGATCTAATGCCAAGTTTTCAACTGTAGGATCTTTATCGGTTACATCCCAGACGTAAGTAAATCCAGAACAACCGCCACCTTTAACGGACAACCATACATTCGGTTGTCCGACTTTATTTAAATATTCTTTTGCTGAATCTGTAATATTAAGCAAGAGCTCTCATCCGATCGACAAGACGTTGCGCACGATTAGTAACCTGCTTATACCAACGAGAATCTACCATTTCATCAGCAGCTTTATTCCAATCACGAGCATCTACACCGGCTTTCATTCCTTTAAATTTGGACAAACGAGGTAGTCCAAGATTGAAACACATGTTTGCCACGATAAGCTGGGCTTCTTCAGGCAGGCTGTCAAAATCGTCGTAGAGTCGTCTACAGTCTCCGAGCACGATGTCGAGGTCTGCGTTGAATGCTTCAATGACTCGTTCTTCAGTGACAGGTGTGCCGACTTCGGCTCCAAATTCTGGGTCTGTTTCGAGTATAAGATGACCGATACCAAAAGTAGGGAGATCAAGATGATCCAGGTATACTTCATGTTTTACGCCCTCATCAATTTCTAATTCTTTTCTAAGTTGTTCTACGTTCATTTAGCTCTCCTTTGTTACGCAAGTAAAGTGTGTTGTTAAACGTCTTCGGCGTGGATCAACTGTATCTGGAAATGGTTTTACCTTGTGAAATCTTTCGCAGTCCCATGTATACATTGTTCCAGGATTGTCTAAAGTTAAAACTTTTTCTAAGCTTAATCCATATGTTGCTTCATGTGGAAACACCGATTCATCGAAACAATGTTCCATAATCTCATCATAATCATCAATATTCATAAGCTCATACGTAAAGTTTTTAATTTCTGCACCAAATCGATATGGCTTATCACCTTTTAAAAACTGAATTCTTGGTTTATTCTTCTTAAGATATGGCATTTCTCCAAATTCACGACTCATATCAATATAGACTGAATATGGAAAAGATTGTTCGAACATAACTGTACCATCTGTCGGGTCAGCAACATCTAAGTTTATTAGACCTTGTCTAGTATAGTTAACATCATCTTCTTGATGCCAATCTTCTCGAGTAAGATTATCCCAATTGTCTGGAATTGGTAATCTTTTATCTTTTATATCTCGTCCATCACAGTGCGTTTCAAAACAATGATTTAAATCATATAGCGCAAAATAATATATTCTGCCAAATTTATCACAATAATTTGATAATCTAGTATTAAGTTCATCTAGCATAAAATAATGAAACTCTTTCATATTAAATTTACTTCTAATATCAAGAAGAAATTGCACAAATTCACGTTTACCATCTGGTTGAGGCCATTTACCGTTTTCAATGTCTTGGTATTCTACGTGTACCCTATCCCATTTGAATTCTTCACTTCTTTCTTCTAAGCTTCCATTTGTTTTGGTCCAAAAGTTATATGTTTGAAATTCTTGAAGATGAATATTTTCTTCCGGCGAATTAATATATTCTTCGCACAATAATTTTTTGAATAAGGAATGTCCATCAACAATTTGATTTAAAGTCTTTTCGTCAAAAAATGAATTTGTTTTAATTGTTTCTAACATTACAATCTCCTTAATATAATCAATAAAAGGGCAGTTACCCGCCCTTTTATTTATATTTGTGTTAGAATCTTACTCTTCCTCTTGAGATATCTCTTTGTCTACGCTCTAAATCTTGAAGATTTGTAGCTTGAGAAAGATATCTTTCAGCTGGAGTCATCGCCATGTTTTTAAACAGTTGACTTAACCATCTAGTCATTTTTAAACTCCGCCCAAACACTTTTAAGAGTTTTAGCATTAAGTTCATGAGTAAGAGAATCGACGGTATGGCCTTCGCGTCTATATTCATGAATCATTATTCTAGCAAGGCGTGCATTTGCTTGAGTTTGACGAGCTAAGATATACCCAATCATAATACCTTGAAGAGTTTTCTTTAATACACTCGCAAAACTATTGAGAAGATTCTGAGAGTAATTCAGCGTTATTGTTGTCATTTGTTACCTCGTTGTTTCCGATTGAAATTTTACGAGGCAGCTTTTCTTCGGGAAGGACAACTTCAAGATTGACAGTTAAAATTCCATCCACAAGATCAGCTCCGGTTACTTCGGTATATTCCGACAGTCTAAATGACTTTGCCCAATTACGAGCACTGATGCCTTTATGAACATAAAGTTCTTGAGGACGACGCATTGGTCTATCACCTTTAATAGACAAGACGTGGTCTTTTAATTCGATATCAATATGTTCTTTACTAAATCCAGCCACAGCAAGTTCGATTTCGTACTTATACGTGCTATGTTTAACTACGTTATGTGGTGGATAGGTATCTTTCGCTTGGCTGTGAATATTTTCCAGCTGGTCGAAAATGTGATCAAAGCCAAGGAATGCATTTCTTGGCAAATAAGTTGCTTTAGTCATTGTGACCTCCTGTTAAGCAAGGTTAAATAATGGACCCGATATCGGCATCCATTAATATATATACGATTCCCATAATGAATGATCAATGGTTTCGCATATTTCTTCAACTTCTTCATTTGTCATCCATGCATGAATTGGAAGTGACATGATAGTACCAGCACAATGTTCTGATACAGAAGTTTTATCTGTTTTATATTTGTTTTTAAAATAAGTATTTTGAGATATTGCTGGATCATAATGAACATTTGCTCCAGTTTTTTCCTTCACACTATCTCTTATTTTTTTATTTTCAAATCGAATTACGTATTTGTGATAGTTGTGATTTAAATTATGTGGAAATGATTGCACATAAACTTGTTTATGATTTGCAAAACTCATCATATATCTTTGCAATCGATTGTCTTCGAGATTGGTACTCTTTTATTTTGTTTAAACGCAGTTCAATTACTTTAGCATTAAACAAATACATTTTAGAATTACGGCCTAAATATTTGACATCTCTGTCTTTCCAGCTAGATCCTCTTCCATGATAAGCTAATTTTGCAACATGATCTCTAATGTTTTTATCGTTAGTCATAACCATGCCACCACCGTTGATTCCAGCAATTACTTTATTGTCATTGAAAGAATAAACGCTAATGTCACCAATAGATCCAGCAGGTACTCCATTTAATTGTGTTCCAATAAGTTGTGATGAATCTTCAATAAAAATAATATTATTTTCTTTGCACCATTCGACAACATCAAAAATTTCTGGAAATATTGCTCCAAATAAACATGGATAAATGATAGCTACTGTATTATTTGTCGACATTCTTTTAATACTATCAAGAGTAATTTGATACGTATCTGAATCAATCTCACAAAATACTGGAATAGCACCAATTGCTAAAACCGGTGTAGCAGAAGAAATCCAAGAAAAATTTGAAACAAGTACCTCATCACCAGCTTTTATGCCATGTGCTTCTAAAGCAAATTGTAAACCATCAGTTGCGTTTGCCACAGAAGCAGCATAACGTCTTTTTGCAATATGAGATACTTGTTCTTCAAGAAAATTGATGGAAACGTCTTGCTCACCCGCCATGATTGAATTACGAAATAATTCATCATATTGTTTTTGGTTATTCAGGTAATCGCGTTCCCATCCATTATATTCAAAGCTCATTTGTTTCCAATATTATATTTTGGTTGTAAAGTCCAATTATTTTTTTCTTTAAAAGGAATAATTTTAATTTGACGCATTGGTGCTAGTGGGTGAGCATCATCTTTATTATCAATTGAGACTAGTCCCCAATCAGACATGAGAGTAGCAATTGTGTTACGTCTAGCAATATCATTTTCTTCTAAGTTAGACTTTTTTCCATCGAGTAAAAAGAGTTCTTTGAAATGAACGATAAAGTATCGTCCTTGTTTATGCAGAATATGACAAGATTGAAAAAGTGTATTTTCTTTTCTTGATGCTACGCCAATTCTTGTCAGTGTTTCTCTTACTTTAAGAAAATCATCTGGCTCATTCAATGTCACCTCAAGCATGGAGGCGGGTGTCCATTGAATTATAGTGTTATCTTTTTCCACCTCGGTAAACCTTCTTTTTTAAATCGTCAATTTGATCAGACGTGAGAAGATCGAGGACTTGGCGTGCTTTTTGATTGCTATAACCATAATACTCTTTAACTACTTCCACGTCACTGCTTTTTTGAGCCTTGGCCCATTTAGAAAATCTTTTCTTTTTTCTAACTATATTTATAAGAAAGTCAAATTGTAGACGATTATCAAGATGCGCGTTAAGATTCATTTCATTGGCAAATAAAACTGTGTCATTGAAATAAGACAAACTACGATTTACCATAAAAGCGTTATAAGCTTTTTCAGTGATATCATCAACCATAATATTAGACTTACCATGATTAATATCATTTACAAACTCAAAGGGATTCACGAAGCATCTCCTCGGTAAAATAAATCGTATCAACT